GGTGACTCGCTGTCCGGAGGGCTGAAATGTCTTTTGGGCGAGTCCTGCGGCATCTCACCGTACGCATATCGAGGAGGCCTGTTTCGTGAGCACGATTCCGACCGGCCTCTCTGCTGGGGGCCGTGCACTGTGGACGGACATCACCGAGGCGCACCCTGATCTTGACGCGTCGCAGAGGGTGACGCTGCTCGAGGCGTGCCGGTCGAAGGATCGGCTGGACAAGCTCGACGAGTTGCTCCGCGGCGACATCGATACTTGGGCGACGCTGGCCGTGGACGTGAACTCGGACGGTCAGATCTTCGAGCTGCGCATGACGCAGGCTTTGGCTCAGGCGAATGCGACGGCGAACCTGCTGAAGCAACTTCTGGCGGCGTTGCGGCTTCCTGATGTCGTGTCGGGTAAGCGTCCGCAGCAGCGTGGCGGTGCTCGCGGGGCGTACTCGCCGACGGCGAAGTCCGGCGCGAAGGTGTCGAGCCTGGACAAGGCTCGGGCTGCGAAGAGCTCCTGATGGCGAAGCGGTGGAAGCCGCTCTTCGACGGGCATGAGTGCAGCCTCGGCTATGAGGTTATTGACCAGATCGAAGAGTTCATGTGCCACGGCGAGGGCGACCTTCAGGGGCGTCCTGCTGAGGTCGATGACGAGATGCGCGACCACATCATTGAGTGCTATCGGCTTGACCCGATTACGGGGCGCCGGCTGCACAATGAGGCGGTCTTGTCTCGCCCGAAGGGTCGCGCGAAGTCTGAGATCGCGGCGTGGGTGGCGACGGCTGAGGCGTTCCTGCGGGTTCGTTTCGACGGCTGGGATTCGGACGGTCAGCCGGTCGCGAAGCCGGTCACGTCGCCGCTGGTGAAGTGTCTGGCGACGGAAGAGGGCCAGGCCGGTAACACGTTCAAGACGATTGCTTTCATCGCTGGCGAGTGGGGCAAGGACATGCACCCGGAGGTGTTCGGGGACTCGTCCGGTGTCCGCAAGTACCAGTCGGCGTCAGCGATCTACTTGCCGAATGGCGGGGAGGTGCGGGCGTGCACGTCGGGGTCGGCGTCGAAGGATGGTGGCCTCGAGTCGCATGTCGTCGCTGACGAGACCCACCTGTACACGCTGCGCGAGCTGCGGGAGATGTACGCGACGATCTCGCGGAACCTGGGCAAGCGTTACGACGCTGACCCGTGGCTGCATCAGACGTCGACGGCGTACCGCCCTGGCGAGATGTCCGTGTTCGAGGAGACGTTGACGCTGTGGCGGAAGAAGGAACTTCCGTCGTCGGTGTTCGTGAACCATCGTGAGGCTAAGGGCCGTATCGACATCGCGGACACTGAGCACACGCTGAAGCAGCTCAACTACGTGTATGGCGCGGCGGCTGAGTGGATCGACATGGATCGCAAGATCCGTGACATGCGCGACCCGCGGATCTGCCCGGACGAGGCGACGGCGGCCCGGTACTTCCTGAATCGGCCGATGTCGACGGTGGATGCCTGGATCGCGAAGGACGTTCATGAGCGGCAGACGAAGGTTCGTGAGGTCATGCCGGGCGAGGCGATCACGCTCGGGTTCGACGGTTCGCTGAATGATGACACGACGGTCCTGCGTGGCTCGTGTATGTCTGACGGGTTCCTGTTCCGGATCGGTGCGTGGCCTAAGCCTGAGGGCGCGGCCGGTATCGGCTGGGAGGTGCCTCGAGCGGACGTGCTGGCGACGATCCGTGAGGCGTTCGCGCGTTATGACGTGGTCCGGGCCTACTTCGACCCGCATGAGTGGCGTTCTGACATTGATGCTTTGGCTGCGGAGTTCGGTGATCGTGTCGTGCAGTGGGCGACCACGCGGGACACGGCCATGGGTGGGGCTCTTGACCGTCTGCACGCCGACCTGATGACGGGTGTCGTGTGGCACGACGACGACCCGCTCGCCGCCGAGCATTACGGCAACGTCTTCATCCGCCGCAAGGGTTCTCTGCGCCTCGTGCGCAAGGAGCATCCGAACTCGGCCCGAAAGATCGACTCGGTCGTCGGCGACGCCTTGGCCTACGAGGCGCGGGCGGACGCTATCGCGGCCGGGTGGGGTTCCAACACATCGAAGCTCACGCGCGTCAAGGGACGCGCATCGGCCTACTGAGGGGAGTTCCCGTGGCGCAGCAGCAGGCAGTGCCGCTCTCCCCGGAGTGGTGGGTGGCGCGCCTTTATAAGCGCTTGCAGTCGCAGGCGTCGGCGTCGGCGTTCTTCGACGACTACTACCGTGGGGTTCACCCGCTGCCGTGGCTGGCGCCGCAGGCTCGTGAGGAGTTCCGTCGCATCCTTCAGATGACGACGTCGAACTACATGGGTCTGGTCGTCGATTCGATGGTGGAGCGGCTGCACGTTGAGGGGTTCCGTTCGGAGAGTGGCGACGCTGACGACGACTCGTGGCGCATCTGGCAGGCGAACAACCTCGACTCGGACTTTGGGCAGGCTCTGCTCGAGGCTGGTATCGGTGGATGCTCGTACCTGCTCGTCGCGCCGAATAAGGATGACGAGAAGACGCCGCACATCTGGGTCGAGCACGCCTCGCAGGCGACGGTCGAGTTCCGCCCGGGCACGAACCGTCGTGTCCGGGCGGCCGGCCTGAAGGTCTGGGATGACGACTGGACGGGCCAGATCCACGCGACGCTCTACCTGCCGGACGGCATCTACAAGTACCGGGCTGAGCGGCTTAAGTCGGGTGCGTCGCCGCGTAACCCGCAGTGGGTCGAGCGTGAGGTGCCGGGCGAGCAGCCGAATGGTCAGCGGAAGAACCCGCTGGGCGTGGTGCCGCTGGTCGAGCTGCCGAACAACCCGCGCCTGCTCACTGGCGGCGTGTCGGAGCTGTTCGACGTCACGGACGTGCAGGACCGCATCAACAAGACCCTCGCTGACCGTCTGATGACTCAGGACTATGGCGCTTTCCCGCAGAAGTGGGCCAAGGCGTGGCCTGACGAGGATGAGGACGGTAACCCGAACACCATCGACGTGGGCCGTAACCGCATGGTTACGACGGACGTCAAGGAGACGGAGTTCGGCCAGTGGGACTCCGCTCCCCTGGACCCGTACAGTGCGGCGAAGCGTGAGGATGTGAAGGACATCGCGTCCCGAACGCGCACGCCGGCCCAGTACTTGCTCGGTGAGATGAGCAACGTCAACGGGGAGACGTTGAAGGCGTCAGAGTCGGGCTTGGTGTCGAAGGTGCGGCAGCGGATGCGTCCGTTCGGTGAGGGTGCCGAGACGGCCATGAACATCGCGCGGCGCATCGCTGGCCTGCCTGAGTCGCCTCGGCTGGAGACGATCTGGCGGAATCCGGAGTTCCGCACCGAGGGCGAGCTCACTGATGCTGTGGTCAAGAGGCTTCAGTCGGGCATCTCCTCGCTTCGTCAGGCGCGTGAGGATGTCGGCTACTCGGCGACGCAGATCGAGCGGCTCGAGGAGGATGACAGCAAGGTCGCCTCGAACGACCCGATCATCGCCGCGTCGGCCAAGCTTCTGAACGGTGGCGCTGGTGCTTCCGCGGGCGGTCAGTGACCACCTCGCCAGGCAGCGACGGCTCACTCTGGCGACGCTCGGGCTGATCCGTCGCGAGTGGTCACTGATGGGCGCCGACCTTGACGCGTCTTGGCGTCGGGTCGGTCCGCGTGTCGTGCTCCTGACGGCTTCGGCGCAGATGGGGTCGGCGACGAACGGGTTGGCCTATGTCGATGACGCGCTCGACGGCAAGGTGGGCCCTGAGGCTCAGGTCCGGCCGCAGAGTCTCGCTGGTGTCGCGTCGGACGGGCGCCCGTTGGAGTCGCTGCTGTACAGCGCCGTGATCCACGCCCGGTCGGCCAAGGTGGAGTCGCTTCCTGAGCGTCTCCGCGTCGGCGGGCTGTGGCTGGACCGGATCGTGCAGACGCAGGTCGCGGACGCCGGCCGGGACGCGGCCAAGGTCGCGATGACGGTCCGCCCCGGCGTTCGCTGGGTGCGTGTGGTGTCACCGCCGTGCTGCCAGCGCTGCGCCGTCCTAGCGGGCGAGTCGCGCACGTTCTCGCACCCGTTCCAGCGCCACCCCGGCTGCGACTGCCAGATGCTTCCCCAGGCCGTCGCGAGCCCTGGCGCAGTTTGGGCGAAGGTCGGCCCCTCGGACGTCACTGACTTGACGCGAAGGCAGAAGCTCGCGCTCGCCAGCAGCACCGAGAAGGACCCGGCCAAGGCGCTCAACAGGGTCGTCAACGACTACCAGCGCAAGCGCGGGCAGTTCAGCGGTTACACGCCGCCCACCCGCGTCGACACGGTCATTGACCGTGCAGGCCAGCGCGAGAAGGCGATGGAGGCCTTGCGCGCTATCGGCGTCGTCATCTGACGCCCCACGAACCACCCCACCGCCGCACGGCATCGGGGATAGCAACACCACCCGCACGGGAGTCCTTATGAGCACCGACGCAACACCCGCACCCGCCACCGACGCTCCTGCACAGGAGCCCGCCGCCGAAGCCACCGCCCCGCCCGCCGCCGACCAGAAGGTCGACGAGACGGACTGGAAGGTCGAGGCGCGCAAGTGGGAGGCGCGAGCCAAGGAGAACGCCACCAAGGCGCAGGAGTTCGACAAGCAGCGCAAGGCCGCCATGACGGACGCCGAGCGCGCCGTCGCCGAGGCAGAGGAGCGAGGCCGCACGGCCGCAGTCTCCGAGTTCGGCCAGCGCCTCGCAAAGTCCGAGATCCGCGCGGCGGCATCCGACGCTGGCGTCAGCCTCGACGGGGTCTTCGACTACCTCGACTTGGGACGGTTCGTCACCGAGGCCGGGGAGCCGGACACCAAGGCCATCAACGGCTTCGTTGCCGCGCTGCCCAAGAAGGACACGACACCGTCCTTCGACGGCGGACCCCGCACACCCGCGCCCGTCGCGGGAGACATGAACGCAGCACTGCGCAAGGCCACCGGCCGCGCGTGAACATGCAGCACCAGTCGGCACGGCTGGCCCCGCTGCCCATCCCGAGACCGTAGGAGGTCACCGTGCCGTACAACTCTCTCGTCAGCCGCACCGACGCCGCGGCTCTCGTCCCCGAAGAGGTCTCGTCGGCCATGCTGACGAACCTGTCGGCGCAGTCGGCTGTCCTCGAGCTGGGTCAGACGATCCCCGTGGCGCGCAACCAGACCCGGTTCCCGGTTCTGTCCGCGCTGCCGACCGCCTACTTCGTGAGCGGTGACACCGGCCTCAAGCAGACCACCGAGGCTGCGTGGGACAACAAGTACCTGTACGTCGAGGAGATCGCGACGATCGTCCCGATCCCCGAGGCGGTCCTCGACGACGCCGGCTTCGACGTGTGGGGCTCGATCCAGCCTCTCATGGAGGCCGCGATCGCCCGCACCCTCGACGCTGCTGTCATCTTCGGGACCAGCGCCCCGACGACCTGGGCGACCGAGGGCAACCTCGTCAGCAAGGCCGTCGCTGCTGGCAACGTCGTCGCTCGCGGCACCAACAACGCTGCCGCTGGTGGCCTTCACGGTGACCTGTCCGACCTCGTCGGCACGCTCGAGGCGGACGGCTTCGTCCCGAACGGCGCCGTCGGCAACATCACCCTCAAGGCTCGCCTGCGCAACGTGCGCGGCACGGACGGGCAGACGCTCGCCCTGCCCGCTGACATCCCGACGCCGAACTACGCCCTGGCTGGCCTGTGGCCGACCGGTCTCAGCGCGGCCGAGCTCCTCGTCGGCGACTTCTCGAAGCTCGTCGTCGGTGTCCGTCAGGACATGACGTACAAGCTCATCACCGAGGGTGTCATCACCGACAACACGGGCGCGATCATCTACAACCTGCCGCAGCAGGACATGGTCGCTCTGCGCCTCGTGTTCCGCGCCGGCTACGCCGTGGCGAACCCGATCAACTACCAGCAGGGCACCGAGTCGGCGCGTTCGCCGTTCGCGGTCCTGCGCTCGCCGGCTTCCTGATGACGCTCCGCTGGCGGGGGCGCGGTCTGGCTGAGGAGGAGCAGGTCGCCAACGCCCGCGATTCCTTCGTCGACCTGACCCCCGTCAGCGAGGCGCCCGCCGAGGCGACCCGTAGTAACTGGTCCGCGCTTCTGACGGGCCAGGCAGTTCCGCTGATTGGAGAGGTGCGAAATGGCAGAGAAGACCCCAGCGAAGAGTGCTGACGCCGGACAGGCAGAGGTGCAGGCCAAGTTCGACGAGGCCGCCGAGAAGGGCTACTTCGGCGAGACGCCGGACGAGACCCCGAACGAGAACTACACGCTCAAGGGCGTCACGTCGGGCAAGCCGACCCCGGAGACCGAGCGCGGCAAGTAACCACTCCCACGGAAAGGGGGCGCCATGCCCAACCCGGCAACCACTGCCGACATCGAGGCGCGTTGGCGCCCCCTGACCGAGGCAGAGGCGACCACGGCAGCGACCCTGCTCGGCGACGCCTGGTGGATTCTCGTTGGACGCCTGCCGAATCTCGAGGCCAACATGACCGCAGGCACTGTCGCCACGGAGAACGTGATCCGTGTCCTGTGCGCAATGGTGCTGCGTGTCCTGAAGAACCCCGAGGGCAAGCTTGAGGAGCAGGTCGACGACTACCGCTACCGGCGGGATTCGGCGATCTCGTCGGGGGAGCTGCTTGTCACATCGGACGAGCTCGCGGACCTGACGCCTGGCCGGGCCCGCTCGAAGTCGGTTCGGCTGGTGGCTTACGGTGACGACTGAATACGTCGTCGCGGCTGGCCGCGCCGCTGCCGAGTCGCTGATGCGCGACACGATCAGGCTCGAGCGCGACACAGGCGAGGTCACTCGTGACCCCGTGACCCTCGAAGAGACTCCCATCTGGGAGACGGTTTACGAAGGGCCGGGCCGTTGGCAGCGCCCTGACACTGTCGCGGCCGAGAAGGTCGCTGGTGAGGTCGAGTACGGCCTGAACCGGGTGACGGTTCAGTTGCCGATGTCGGACCCTGCCACGGGCGCCGTGCGGCGTGGTCAGCGGGTGACGTGCGTCGCAGCGGCTTTCGACCCGGCGCTGGTAGGTGCGCGGGCGACGGTGCTCGCTGTGCCGAACAAGACTCACGCGACGATGCGCCGCCTGCTGTGCGAGGAGGCCACCTGATGGATCTTGACCTCTCCGAGTTCAAGCAGCTTTCTGTCAACCTCGGACGCGCGTCGGCTGCGATGGTGGAGGCTGAGCGTGCTGTTGTGGCGAAGGCGCTCGTGAATATCAAGAAGGACACCCGTAAGGGCGTCTCGAGCGATCCCACGTGGCGCCGCTTGGCGTCGACCGTGAACTACGACCAGGTCGGCCTCGACGGAACCGTCGGCTACGACGACCGCGGGCAGGGCGAGCTTGCGAGCATCGCTGAGTACGGGTCTGCTCGTCACGCCCCGCACCCTGCGCTGTTGCCGGCGGCTCGTGGTGAGGCGCCACGGTTTGAGAAGGCTACGGCTGATGTTGCGGCTGGCGTTGTTGAGGCGGCGCTGAGCGGCGACGTCGCGAAGCTGGAGTACATCACTAAGTCTGGCAAGACGATCATGGCGTCGCCTGCGCAGATCGCGAACTTCACTCGGGGTTCGCGGTGAGTG